TTTGTGCAGGCGACAGGCTACACAGTCGGGCCTCCTGAGCTCTTCAAAGGCCCAGTTTTTGTCACCGCTTTGCGGAACCTGGCTTCCGTCTTTTGCCACTTGTGTGTCCGTCATGTGTGAGAAGACTCCCAATTCCGGGCAGTGTAATTCGAGTGTACGCCTCGTAGGAACGGCGTCGTGACGAGTAGCCCTTCAGCCCAGTTGGCTGACTGGCCTCCTACGCTCATCCTACGACGAGCCACACTCGCAGGGCAACACTTCCGGCTGACGAGTCCTTTATAACGCGCGTAACGCCCGGGCTCATCGCAACTAGTTGCATTTGAGGAAGACCCTTGACAAACTCCCCGGAACGCGGTATGCTGGTATCCAGATTCGAGAGGGGGAAAAACAAACCAGATAGACAACCCGCATACGGAGCCCGGCCAACAGGAAAGGGCTCAAGACACCAAGTCCACCGTTAGAGGTAACAGGCAATCCTCCCCCAGCACCCGGAGCTGACATAAGGGCAACTTGATAATAGGGGAGAAGGCACTCTGGGGTACTAAGAGATCCCGGGCAGAAACAAAACCGACAGCTTCTCGTCCTGGCCAACTCAGCCAGTTGCTCAACCGAGCTAAATAGCAGGGCGACACGAGAGAACGGACTGCATGGGTGAACCGGGGAGCAGGGCAAGGCCCAGCAAATAAGCTGGGTGCTCAACCTGATATAAAGGAGATCTAACATGGCTGACAACGAAGAAGGAACAAAGTCGGAGATCGCGGAAAAGATGGATGCTGCTGCCGTTCTGGCGAAGGCGGAGCTAGCTGCTGAGGCGAGCCTGGATCCAAAGGCCGCCGCCACCTGGGTGGCGAAATGGTACGAGGAGGCCGGGCACAAACGGCTCTCCAGGGCTCTCATCGCATACGCGAAGGCACACTCCACGAAGGAGACCCCCACGAGCAAGAAGGCGAAATAGGACGGGCTACTCTCTCGACTCAGCCCTCCGGTGAAAGACCCCGAGGGCTGCGATGGGGAGATTAACTCACCCAGCCGGGCGGCAGCTCGCCTCCCGTAAAAACTAGGAGGAGCAAAATATGGTGACCCAAGGAATGAACCGCGAATACCTGGAGATGAGCCTAACTGTGAGAGCTGCATTCAACAATCTCATGGGGCGCCGAGTGAACCAGGATCTACTCGGTCAGGTCAAAAACGAGCTGGCTGGGAGGCCCACTCGGGTTCGCCAGCCTTCCCGCAACGGACGCTGCATTACTGTCAGGAGGCCACAATGACTACCCAGCGAACACCGGAACAAATACTTGACCTCATACGCAAGGTCCTCGCACTCAAGAGCTCAGACAAGGCCGGGGAGGCCGCCGCGGCGGCGGCCAAGGCCCAGGAGCTTCTCTTCAAATATCACTTGACCATGGAAGACGTGAACGCCAGCCAGCCCGGGCAGACGACGCCTGGGGTTGGGGATGAGAAGATAGACCTGGCTGCCAGAGGGCACGACGGACTCTGGCAGATTGACCTCATGTTCGGGGTTGCTAAGTACAATTTCTGCCGAGCGATTCGTCACACGGGCACCACTATAATGATGCTCATCGGGACACCCACCGACATAATGGTTGTGAAGGAGGTCCACCGCTGGATCGTTGAGCAACTCGAGAGGATGGTTGAGGAGGACTGGAGAGTCTACTCAGGCATCGACCGCAAGCCAACTTTCAGGAGGGCCTACTTCGACGCTGCGGTCGGCGTAATCCGAAACAGGCTCTATCAACAGCACGAGAGCATGACCAAAGCTACCGCGCAGAGCACCGCCCTCGTAGTACGCAACGACTCGGCTATTGCTGAGTACGTAAAGCAGCATATTGGACGCACTCGGTCCTCGCATATGGCCGGAGCCCATCAGTCATACGGAGGCAGGGAACTCGGCCACCTGGCCGGGGGGAGAGTCGACTTGAGACCATCCAAGAGGCTACCTGGGGGAGGACTACTCGAATGAATCGTGACTTCGACTTAGAGATGAGACTGTTCGCGGAGCTTATGCCCAGGCTATACCCACAACGCTTCGACTGGGACCACTCAGACGAGAGGGTTGGCTGGGTGGATGACAAGGAGGTGGAGGATGACTATATCTCTGGACCCACATCTTGAGCCCGCACAGGTGGAGGGGAGGCTGTCAACTCCGGAGAGACTAGCCCAACTTCGCCAGGCGGCTAACTGTTCCGACAGCCCGACCGGATCCCATATTTTCTCTCTCGGGGCGGATGGTGAGGGTGAATGCCGCCACTGCCACCGTTTGCACTCACAGACCAGAGCAAAATCACAAATGAAAAATAGGACAGGAGGACGAACTAAAATGACAACCGAGACCAAGAAAACCAAGAAAACCGAGACCCCGATGCTCAACATCCATGACCTGGAGAAGGCCACCGGCAAAGACGGCCGTGAGATCCGCCGCATACTCCGCAAGGAGTTTGGAGGGGGCGCCGGGAAGGAGTACGCCTGGAAGCCCGGAGACGACCAGTTCAAGTCCATCGTGAGTCGGGTCAAGGGGGGTAAGTCCAAGGCCGAGGCCCCAACCCCGGCCGCACCGCCTGTGACTGCACCCAAGGCACCGGCAAGAGCCGTGAAGGCCAAGGCACCCAAGGCCCCGGCGGCTAAGGCTGTGATTGCCCCGAAGGCCGCCCAGCCCACGACCGAGCCGGAGAAACCCATCACCCTGCCCGCTGCCTAGCAGACTGGAGAGCCCGAGACAGCCACGCCCCTCCCGGGCTCTCATGTGTGCGAGTCAGCACTAGGAGGCATAATGAACAAGCGAATAGGCATAGCAATCTTGGCCCTAGTCCTGATAGGCTTGGCCGTTGTTTTCCATCGGACATTCCAACAGGCAGCTGAGCCGACTCCGGAGCAGCCTATCCGTGCAGAGGTGTACCGGGATGAAAACGGAATGCGGATGTGGCGAACCAGATAGGTTGACACGTCTGGTACACTGACAGTGTAAACGCCGTTGTCAGGCCAGCCACGAACATGACCAATCATTTTACACAGGTGGCAGTGGTTACTCGCCTGCCAACGGCGTCCTACGGACTCTAATCTGGGCAAGGGAGGGGTACGCATGGCCGAAGTCACGCTAGTACAGCTAGCTGCTGAGTTGCGCCTAGATCCAAAGCAAGTCAGGCGTCTTATTCGTAGGCATGTACCTGAGGCCGTGGCCGGGCACCAACGGTATGTGTTCGACTCCGAGAACGAGGTCTACCAACGTATCCTGGCAGTCTGCAGGGGTGAGGCTGGGCAGAGCAAGAGACGTGACCCCAGTAAGCCACATAAGCAGCGAGCTTTCCGGCCAATAGACTGGGACTCACGGGGCATGTACACGGTGGACGGCCAGGTCTGGGTGACCGTGCTCGTACCCCGTCCTGAGGAGCCTACTACGAGAGACGCTCGGCCAGTCTACCTGGGCAAGCCCGATGAGGTGACGGCTGTACTCCGGGGCGATCAGGAGAGGCCGGAGTCGGCTACCAATTTGCAACAACTGGCTTGGGACCAGGTCATCAACGCTGAGCCTCAGGAGGATCCCTTCGACCAGGAGCCTAAGAAGAAGCGCAAATCCCGGAGAGGTTGACATATCTGGTACACTTACCTTGTAATGACTCAGACAGATTCGAACCCACAGGAGACTCCCATATTGGATGAACAGGAGGCCAACAATGTAAGTCTAGAGTCCACTCCCGCCCTGTTCCCCGCGCTCCTGCCGTGGGAGTGCCAGCCTTCAGAATCCCCTCGTGCATTTGCTGCATTCGTTGTGTTCCGGGATCTCCCCTCTAGTAAGCGCACAATCGCCCAAGTTCTCAGTATCCTACGCTCCCAAGGAAGCGCCGCGCAGAAGACCGTTCGTGAGTACTTCGTTAAGTACTCCTGGCTGGATCGTGTAGCCGCCTGGGAGGCATACCTTGACTCCCGACGCCGATCAGCTAGTGAGCGTGGCGTTATCTCCGCCGCCCGTCGCCAGACGGAGGTGGGCAATCGCATGGTAGAAGTTGGACTACAGGCACTCGAGAGGATTGCCGCACACCCAGAGAGCATCGGTACAGCTGACGCCAGGCTTCTCATCATGGACGGGGCAAAGCTCATTGAGCGAGCCCAGGGCCTAGTCACAGACTCGGACAAGGACAAGGAGACTCTACGTGACCAGAAGCGACTCGAAGACTACAGCGACGAAGAGCTCAAGAGACTCGCTCAGCTTGGAGAGGGCAGCCCGGGCGGAATTGGCGAGGCGGAGTCTGAGTGAGTATACCCGCTTAGTCTTTGGACATGAGCCGGCGGCACACCACCGGGAGTGGATTAGGATGCTGGAGGATACCAGCATCGATCGCCTGTTGGTGATCGCCCCTCCGGAGTCGGCCAAGTCCACATACTTCAGCATCATCTTCCCCACCTGGTACATTGGTAAGCATCGTGAGGATGCGGGTGCCCTCGTGTCTTGCACGGCCACACAGGCTCAGGAGTTTGGTGGGGCAGTCTCCCGCACGATTGAGTCCAGCCCCGAGTATCGCGAGGTATTTCCGGACGTTAAACCAGACATAGAAGCGGGCTGGAGTGAGGATCGTTTCTTTGTGCAGAGGGAGAATCGAGCCCGGCCAGATGCTACCCTCACCACCACAGGCATGACCGGGCCCATCATCGGCCGCCGCTTCAACTTCGTGATCGTGGATGATCCCACTGACCAGGAGATTGCCTACAGTGAGGTACTCCGTCAGCGTCAGAAGACCTGGTTCAAGCAGACTCTCCTCTCTCGTATCGTGGATGGCGGCCGCTGTGTAGTTATCCTGACTCGGTGGCATGAGGATGACTTGGCCGCTGAGCTGATGAAACCGGAGATGGGGTTCACCGTCGCACACCTGCCCGCCATCACCAATGGCCACTCGTATTGGCCCAAGCACCACGGGATCAAGAAGCTGGAGAAGCGTAAGGCGGAGGTGGGCTCTGACATTTTTCGCTGCATGTACCAGGGGGATCCTGTGGACTTGTCCGGGTCCGTGTTCAAGAGGGAGTGGTTCAGGTATTTTACGATCGAACCCGAGGCTTACAGCTTCAAGGCTCAGGTCTGGGATACCGCCCTGAAGGCCGACGTTAAGAAACACGACTTCTCCGTTTGCATGACCGGGGTCGTGGATAATACCCATATGATGCATCTACTTGACTTGGTGAGGGTACAGCTTGAGGCCCCGGACTTGGAGAAACTGATGGTCCAACAGTTTCTGCGTCATCATCCAAATATCGTGGGGATTGAGGACAAGGCCGCTGGTACCTCCTCGATTCAGCGCTTGAGACGGGAGTACAAACTACCTCTCAGGGCGCTAAAGACCGAGAACAAGAACAAGCTTATGCGTGCTCGAGTGAGTACCCCGTACTTCGAGAGGGGCGAGGTCTACTTCAGGGACAAGGCCAGGTGGCTGGAGGACCTGGAGCACGAGCTACTCTCATTCCCAATGGGTAAGTATGACGACCAGGTGGACACTCTCGTTTACCTGATTGGTGAGCTAGCCCGAGTAAGCCCACGCTTGAAAGTCGACAATGAAGGCGATCACGCCAACGCGTTGGGCGGCATAAGAGGGAGGACATTTTGAAGATCACTATCGGGGGACGCCAGTTGCACTTCGGCTTCACAGAGGCCCCGAAAATGCGGAGTAGACGGCCTTCTGTATCGGAGCTCGGTGCAACTGGCTCCACCATCTTTGCCAACGTACTCACTCCGAGTGAGTACAATAGCGAGCTCCAGTGGCCCAAGTCACTTGCGGTCTTTGACAGGATGCGGAGAAGTGATGGACAGGTGAAGGCCGCCTTACTTGCCTGTGAGTTGCCCGTCAGGGCCGCTCGGTGGGACGTCTCCCCGGCTAGCGACTCCAGCTTGGACCAAGAGATTGCTGAGTTCATCAGAACCAACCTCTTTGAGTCCATGTCCATCACCTGGGACGATTTCCTCCACCACGTACTCATGATGTTACCGTTTGGCCACAGCGTATTTGAGAAAGTTTTCGAGCTCGATGGAGACCAATATCGCTGGAGAAAGATGGCGCCTCGCCTTCAGACTAGCATCATCCAATGGAACGTGGATGACGATGGCGGCCTGCGGAGTATCACTCAACAGGCGCCACCTAAGTATGACTGGACGGAGATTCCAGTTGAGAAACTTCTCATCTTCACCCACGGGAGAGAGGGTTCCGACTACGTGGGGACGTCACTTCTCCGGGCTGCTTACAAACATTGGTACTACAAAGACGCCCTCTACCTGATTGACGGTATCGCCGCAGAGAGGCACGGTGTCGGCCTGGCAGTTTTCAAGCTGCCTCCAACTGCTACCACCGACGGGGCCGATAGTGACCTGGCGAAGGTCAAACAGATAGGTGAAGCTCTTCATGCCCATGAGCGTAGCTACATAGCATTGCCCCCGGAGTATGACCTCCAGCTACAGGGGGTCAATGGTCAGCTTCACGACATTATTCGGTCGGCGGAACACCACGACAATCAGATAGCGAAGAGTGTCCTGAGTCAGTTCATCAATCTGGGGGCCGCCGGTACAGGTAGCTATGCCCTATCCACAGATCAGAGTCGGTTCTTCCTCCTGGCACTACAGACACTCGGTACCCATATCTGTAATGTGGTGAACCGCTTCGGTATCCGACAGCTGGTGGATTACAACTGGCCCGGGATCACCAAGTACCCGAAGCTGGTAGTCTCCGGTCTCGAGCAGAGGGACATGGCTGCCTACGTGGATGCTGTGAACAAGGTTGTGACCTCCGGAGTAGTACGCACAGACGAGGAGGTCGAGGCCGAGATGAGGCGATTCCTCCACTTCCCTCCCCGCAAGGCCACCGCCCAGCCCGTTGTCTCCAGGGTGGATCCCGAACCCAAGCTGGCTGAGCCAGTAGTCCGGAGGCCCAGAGGGGCCGAGGTCTACTGTGCATTTGACTCGATGGAGAAACAGCTCGATTCTGCCGAGTCTCAGTTCATCAAAGCCGCTAAGTCAATTCAGGCCAAACAGATAACCTCCATGGCCGGGTATGTGACTGAGGGGTTACGCCGAGGGGACTATGAGTTCGGCTTCGGCATCCCCTACCTCGACGAGATGGCGGAGTCAATCGAGGCGGTACTGCTCAAGCTGGCTGATCAAGGTCGTGAGCATGTACGTACTGAGCTCAACAAGCAGCGCCAGGCTCTTCACCTGGCTGAGCTCTCTATCGGTAAAGAGGCCAGTACAACTGAGAGCTTCCTCCGGGCTCGGGCCAAAGCAACGGCCAGTGTCCTCGGGGCCAAGCTCCGTGCATCCGCCGTCTGGGAAGGTCTACGCCAGGCAGGAGACGGGAACGTCAGCCAACAGGCCCTAGTATCCGTGTTAGTCGGCCTCTCCACCCAGGATCTCGATAATACGGCCAAGTTCTCCGTGGCCGAGGCCCTCAATCTGGGGCGTCAGGTCGAGGCCAACGCTCACAGAGAGGAAATCAGCCGAGTGATATACAGCGCTATCATGGACACGGGCACCTGCCCGAAGTGCGCTGCCCTGGACATACACGAGTACAGGTTCCCGAGTGCCGAGTGGGACCGAGTCGCCCCACCCCTCTTCAACTGTGAGGGCCGTGACCGCTGCAGGTGCGTCGGGGTCTATGTACACTCGGATGAGGTTAGAGGGCGATGAACGCCGTTGCGAGGCCTTCCGCGATGGAGACTAATGTAATCTATCACGTGGCTGGGTTACTAGCCCGTATACGTCAAGTTTGCACAGGAAGTTCTACAGCAAGGAGGTACCAGGTCTATGCCGTATAACTACCCGGGCAGTGTACCGGACTACATCAAGGGCCTGCCCGCAGAAGCACAAAAGCTATTCGTGGCGGCCTTCAACTCAGTCCTGGAGAAGGAGCACGATGAGGAGAAGGCTCGCATAGCAGGTTGGGGGGCCGTGAAGTCAAAGTTCAAGCAGCAAGGAGACGACTGGGTCGTGAAGAGCAATGAGGTGATCGTCTTCCTGGCCGAGGCCGTCTTGACCGGCCGCATACAGTGCATCCGTACTGGCAGGTTCAAACACCCCCTGTACGGTAAGCTGGACATCACGGCAGCCGACCTGAAGCAGATGGTGGGTAACTTCGGGACAGTCAGGCCGAAGGCCCCGACTGAGATGGTCGTTGACTACGAGCACCTCTCCGGCCAGGGTGTCAAGACCCCCGCTGCCGGCTGGGTGAAGTCCCTCGACCTGGCCGACGATGGTCAGAGTCTGTGGGCAATTGTGGAGTGGACAGAACAAGCTGTCGGAGAGATCAAGCGTAAAGAGTACCGGTTCATCAGCCCGGAATTTAACCTGCACTATCGGGACAAGGAGACTGGTAAGGACATGGGTGCCACGATGGTGGCCATAGCGTTAACCAACCGCCCCTTCTTGGAGGGCATGCAGCCAGTTATGCTCAGCGAGAATCTGATCGTGTCTGAGCTGCCGGCTTCTGAACTCCCAGACGGTGGGGCTGGAGATAAGAAACCAAAAGTAAAGGAGGTCAAATTGGAGGAACTTAAGAAACTCCTGGGGCTCCCCGCGGAGGCTGACGAAGCAGCAGTAGTCGCCGCCTGCAAGGGCCTGCTGGAGAAAGCTGGCTCATCTCAGCCACCTGAGCAGATGGGCGAGATCAGGAAAGCGCTCGGCCTAGACGAGAAGGGCGATGTCCTGGCTACGATCAACGCCCTTGTCAATAAGGGCAAGCCTTCGGCAGATGCTCAGGCGTCGGAGAAGTTACTCTCGGAGAATACCGGCCTAAAGACTCAGCTTGAGAAAGCTACGACCAAGCTGGCCGAAAGAGATCGCGATGAGAGAATCAGCAAGGCAATCCGGACGGGCAAACTCCTGCCCTCAGAAAAGTCCTGGGCTGAGACCTACGCGTTGAAGGACCCCGCAGGCTTTGACGGCATGGTTGCCTCACGACCGGTACTTGTCAACCTGAAAGAGCTCGGCAAGGAGACGGGGAGTGACCAGGTAACTCTGACCGAAGCGGAGCAGAGTGTGGCCAAGGCGATGGGAGTCGATCCCAAGACCGTACTGAGCGTGAAGCAGAAAGACGCTCAGGGATAATCTCGAAAGAAGGAGGAAAAGAACAACAGTGAGAAAGCTCATTCGTCTCTTCACTATGGTCTGCATGATGGCGGTGTTTCCGGTATTCGCCGCACTCTCTGCAGACCGACAGACAGCCCGGAAAGAAGGCGGGTTGCAGAACTTCCCAGTTGAGGACAACGTCCATATCTACAAGGGCAGCCAGGTTGTCGTCAACACCTCAGGCTACGCGTTGCCTGGAGCGGACACACAGGGCTACCGATTCGCCGGCGTCGCGATGGAGTCCTGTGATAACACCCTTACTGGTCACACCCAGGGCGGCAAGTATTGCCGGGTCTACACCGAGGGCGTCTTCTTGCTGGCGGCTACCAGTATAACACAAGCTATGGTCGGACGGAAGATGTTCCTGAAGGACGACGAAACGTTCGACGAAAGCTCCACCTACTTTCTGGAGGTCGGCACCCTGCATGAGTACGTCAGTACTACGAGCGGCTGGGTGGATATTGGCAAGCGCAATCCGCTCATCGGTTACCAGGACCATCTGTACATCATGGCCGACAAATCAGACAAGGGGGTCCGTATTCATCCTACCTACGCCGTGGCGGCCTCCATCGTAGCCCTGTCAGTCAAGCCGGCGGCTGCGGTCATCCAGACCAACGACACCATCGGCATGGAAGTCTCGCCTAGAGTCAATAGTGGCTTTGCCGATGCAGGCATCGTGGGTGTTAAGTCGGAGCCCTGGCGGAGAGGTAACGACAACTGCTCCGGCGAGATACGTGGTTTTGAGGCCACGCTGGGCACCGACTCCGGCTACTCCGGGACCGTAACTGGACCGGTTAGCGTCCTCAAGGCCGTCAACAACATGCACGGCACAGTCACCAACGGGGTCTATGTCCTTTACGCCACAACGCATGGCGGCAACAAGGCCTGGGACGGACTGGCCAATCTGCCAGTAGACGGGGAGATAGCTGGGGCAACAGCGCCCTCGACCATCTCCGGGTGGATCAAGGTCAAGATAGGCGCCAATGTCAGATACATCGGCGTCTACACCAACCCGACCGGCGGGTAGAAGAAAAGACGGGAGGATAACACAGGACATGGAATTAACTCGTGAGTTACTTGAGCAGAGACTAGCCCAGTATCGTGCAGAGGCACAGAGCCATATGAACTTGGCACAGGCAAACGAGGGTGCAGCACAGGCCGTGGAGACCCTGCTGAGGTCACTCGACGAGCCCGAGCCTGTGTCCCCCGAAGCGAATAGTAAGGAGGAGAATAGTCAATGACACTTGTTAATGCCGACATGTTGGCGGCGATTCGGACTAACGTCCGTGCCATCTTCATGCAGGGGTTGACCGACTTGGCGCCCCAGCTTGGAGACTGGCAGAAGATCGCCACCAAGTTCGATTCCACGACAGACAGAGAGACCTACAGCTGGCTTGGTGCCAACCCGCCCATGAGCGAATGGACCGACCAGAGACAACTCCGTGGCCTGAGGCCCTTCGACTACACCCTGGTGAACAAGCACTGGGAGGCCACTCTCGAAATAGAGAGGACGGCAATCGAGGACAATCGGCTTGGCCACATCCCGGCGAGAGTTCGGCAACTGATCCGCACCTACCTGCGGTTCTTGAACGAGAAGGTCGTCAGCCAGCTTGATAACGGCGCCACACTCCTAGCCTACGACGGCGCTGCGTTCTTCGCTGACACCAGGGTGATTGGCGCATCAGGCAACATCGACAACCTAATCTCCGGGTCCTACTCCGGCAGTTCGGCCGAGATCCGCACCGCCATCTCAGTTGCTGCGGCCCTGATGATGAACTACCAGGACGACTGGGGCAAGCCCCTGGGGCTCATGCCCGATACCATAGTCTGCTCTCCTGCCATGATGATCGCCATCAAAGAGGCCCTCAAGGCCGACGTGGCCGGGCAGCAGAGGTCGGAGACTGAGTTCGTCAAGACGATCATCGCCAGCCCGTGGGTTGATGCCGATACCCTAGACTGGTACATACTGTGCACGACCGAGGAGGTCAAGCCCATCCTGCTCCAGAATCGGCAGAATGCGGAAGTGAACGCGGTGGACAGCCCGACCGACTCCCACGTCTTCCTCAAAAAAACGTTCCTCTACGGCGTGGATGCCCGGTTCGAGGTTGGCTATGGCGATCCCCGCACGGCTATCAAAGTCGTAGACGCCTAGGTACACAGTACTCCTTGGTTGCGAAAGTGGGCAGGAGTCCTCTTGGCTCCTGCCCACCCCGGAGACAATGAGTAAGGAGGAGACCACATGGCAGTAACGGAACAAGACAAACACGCCCAGCCGATAGCTGGGGAAAGCGAATCAGGGGGACCAAAAATCGTGGCG